GCAGCTGTTAAGGTATTTAACATAGTCCTGGTAACAGGGGCTAGGTTTAATACTAGCAAGTGTTCGCAACGTGTATACTGTTCGTTTACATGTTTACTTCTCAATACATTTGTTTGATAAACAAAGGATTGACAATGGGAAATAGAACTTTCCGAAGTGTAACTAGTAAGCGACTGCATAGACATCTTGAATTACTTGGCTTTAACAACCAGGAGATTCAACAGATGATTTCACAAACTGAAAAGTGGGTGGAATCGTCAGGTGAGGAGTGGACCGTAGGTAGGTTTAAAACCTACAAGACAATCTTGATTCAGCTCTTATCTGGGAATGAGAACCCAGACCATGACTGGATTGCCGTCAGGCAAATGATACCTAAAGGTGTCTTCAAGAAAGTGTTCGAGAGAGCACTGTCTACTACGGACCATAGGAAAATTAACAAAGCACTTTCTGCATTGATGGTATATACTGGTTACGTAAGTAAAAACGTAACAGATAAACAGTATAATAAATCCATTGGTTCAATCGAATCAGAGGACTTGTTGTCCCCAAAACAGAATGATTATTTACGTAACCTGGGTGAGAGAATTGCTGAAAAGCATGTCGGGACTGTTAAGCTCCGATGGCAGTTTTATCCTGCGTCTCTAAACTCTGGGAAACCAGAGACCCTTCCACCATGGCTATCTACGAGAGTTGATATCCAAGGTGAAGACCCTAAAACATGGGTCAAGGAAAAGTACATAGATTCGTTTTTAAACGGTCTTTCAGTACCTTACGTAAGTCAATACTTGGAGCGAAAGGCAGAAATGCCTTCAGCATTGGCTTTACCACCCATTTGGGATGATAGAGCTGCAGCTTCTCCTGGAGACATAAGTGTCATACAGGAGAGAGGCTACAAAGCGAGAGTAATCGCTATGCCCAAAGCTTCTATCCAAGTTGCTTTATACCCACTACATCAACTACTCAACCAAATCCTTAGGGACTTGGAGACTGATTGTACTCACAATCAGGAAGATGGAGCTAAGTTCGCCCAAAAGGCCTTAGCTGAGGGTAAGACAGTTTATTCTGTCGACCTTAGTGGTGCAACAGATAATTTTCCGCGTGCCGTTCAAATCGGAGTTCTAAATGGATTGAACCTCAGTGATGAGGCCAACCTGTTTGATTACCTATCTCGTTCCGAATGGAGACTTACTCCTGACCTCCGTAAGGTCAAAGGCAAGGAATACATATCATACTCAAAGGGGCAACCCCAAGGTATGTATGGAAGCTTTGCCTTATTCGGTCTTACTCATAACCTGGTTCTCACTGAAATGTGTGATAAACTCGGTCTTGAGCCAAGAGATTCATTTCGAATCCTCGGAGACGATATCGTTATAACCGAAGCCCCTCTTCATGAGGAGTATCGTAACTTTCTAAAATACTCGAAAGTTCCGGTTTCGGAAGATAAATGTCTCACTTCATCTTCACACGCCGAATTCGCTGGGTTCCTTATAACTAAGGACCAGTGTTTTAAGCCTGCGAAGGTACCTAACGGTAACATGATGAATGGATTCATGAACTACCTTAAGGTAGTAGGCTGGGAAGGTCTAAAGAACCTTCCGAGTGTTTCAAGGGGAGTAGCTCGTATGGCTATTCAACTTCCTGAAACGTATGGTGGTCTAGGATATAACCCACACGGTAAGTCGCTTAATTCACGACTTAAGGTTATATCCAAACCCACAGAACTCGAAATACCTAAATATGTCAGCTTAACGTCCTCTCTTCTTGCGATGAAATATTCGCATGAAGATGAGGGAGTGTTTGTTGATTGGCTCATCGACCAGATGAGCCACTATGATGGTAGAGTGAAATCTTTACTTGAAAGTCATAGACTTGGAAGTATTTCAGCTGAACCGCATGCACTGGCGTTCCAATTGTCATTACAGTATAATGATATGTTCGAACCCGTGCACGACTATAAAACATTAGCAGGTAATCGCAGTATGAAAAGTACTGATAAATCCTATGAGGATGAACTGACCAAATGGTCACGATTACTTTCTAAAGTCACTTCGCCTTTTGACAAATACAA